GAGCAGATGATTGCTCAAAGGCAGGGTATATGGCCTTTAACTAATTTGGTTGTCGTTCAAACCTTTACTGCTACGTCTACTTGGACATGCCCTGCGGGTGTTACAGAGGTTGAGTATTTGGTTGTGGCTGGTGGAGGTGGGGGTGGAAAAAACCACGGCGGTGGAGGTGGAGCAGGTGGTTTTAGAACTGGAACAGGGTTGTCAGTTAGCGCTGGGACTAACTATGCAATCACCGTAGGTGCTGCTGGCGCTGCTGCTGCTGCTGGTGGATCAGGAGCAAATGCAAGCCCTGGTGGTATTTCGGTATTTAGTACGATTACCTCGGCCGGTGGTGGTGACGGGGGCGGCAGGGAAGCACCTAGGGAATACGGAAATAATGGCGGTTCTGGAGGCGGAGGTTCTGGTGCAATTGGGGCGTCGTTTTACGGTGGAACAGGTAATACTCCAGCGTCATCCTCACCCCCAGATACAAATGCTACGCAAGGAACGAACGGTGGGGCTGGCCGACCAGTTTCATTGTCTGGTGGTGGTGGCGGTGGCGCTGCAAACGCTGGCACTACGCCAGGTTCAGGTGCAGGTGGAGCTGGAGGATCTGGAGCCACCGTAAGCGCGGCTTTAGGTGGTGGCACATATGCTGGCGGTGGCGGCGGTATGGGAAATTCCGCTGCTGGTGGAGCTGGTGGAGCTGGCGGTGGCGGTAAAGGGCATGGTAATGACGGTGCTGCCGTTGCTGGAACACCTAATACAGGCGGCGGTGGTGGTGGTGGGGCCGGTGGTTATGGTCTTGGAGCAGCAGGCGGCTCCGGCATTGTCATCCTTAAATACGCCGTGCTCGCACAAACCGTATTTACGTTCAAAGGCACTACCACTTGGAAATGCCCCACAGGTGTGACCTCAGTTGACTATCTTGTGGTTGCTGGTGGGGGTGGGGGTGGTGCATTTCTTGGTGGTGGTGGCGGTGCTGGAGGTTTTAGAACTGCGTCAGGATTTTCTGTGACCGCTGGAACAAACTATACAATTACTGTTGGTGCTGGGGGTGCTGGCGGTATTTCTCCTTCAACAAGCTCAGTCGCTGGTAGTAATAGCGTATTTAGTACAATTACATCAACAGGCGGCGGTAAAGGAGGAGGTGGGAATTCTTTTGGTGCGCCAGCAAACGGTGGATCTGGTGGTTCTGGTGGCGGTGGCGGGATAAGTGGGGCAGCAGGTTCGGGAAACACACCATCAACAAGTCCGAGTCAAGGTAATAATGGAGGCGCAGGAACTAGTGATTTGGGTGGTCCATCAGCGGCTGGTGGGGCTGGTGGAGCAACAGGAACAGGAGGAAATGCTTCCTCTGGAGTTTCTGGTACGGGCGGTAATGGAACGGCTTCTTCAATATCTGGATCATCTGTAACTTATGCAGGCGGTGGAGGCGGAGGTGGTCACGTTTTTGCATCTGGAGGGGCGGCTGGGACAGGTGGTGGGGGGACAGGCAAGAGTACTAATCAAGCAGTAAATGGAGATGCCGGTACCACTAACACAGGTGGGGGCGGGGGCGGAGCAGGTGTGCCATATAACGGTGGTGCTGGCGGCTCCGGTATCGTAATCATCAAAATCAATCAATAACATGACTACAAAAATCTACAAATTTTTAGGCATTGACACAGCCATGCACTTGCTTCGTCCAGGTGCTAAGTGGGAAATATCAAACAACGTCTTTACTAGGTGGGACGATCCTAGACCTTGTCCCACTATTGAAGAAGTGTATTGGGTCATTGACAAGATTAAAGAGTTTGAGGACAGCATCCCAACGATCTACACCGACGAGCAACTGAAAGAGATGGGCATAGCCCAAGAGGAATTTGAACGTGCAGTTGCATAACCTATTCCCTATCCCTGTAGGCTTCGCAGAGCTTGGCAGACCTCTGAGCGATGAGGAGTTGTTCTTCATTCGTCAGCTTGAGACAAGACCTAACATGGGTAACACTACGTCTACAAACAACTTTGTGCTTCGCAATTCTGCATTAACGTCCCTACGCTCATTTATAGAAGATGCGCTTTCGGATTACTTCAAAAGCACAGTCAATCCTAAGCACAATGTCAGCCTAAGAGTTACCCAAAGTTGGTGCAACTATTCGGAACCGGGTCAATACCATCACAAACACGCACATCCTAATAGCTACATCTCAGGTGTGTTCTACGTTCAGACTAACCAGAACGACAGGATTTACTTCTACCGTGATGGCTGGCAGCAGATCAAGTTCCCGCCGGAGCAATGGAATCCGTACAACTCTGAAAGCTGGTGGTTCGAGGCGACTGTCGGCAAGCTGATTCTGTTCCCATCGTCACTGACGCACATGGTTCCTGAAATCTCAGGCAATGACACAAGAATCTCACTATCGTTTAACACCTTCCCTGTCGGTGTCGTCGGGGAAGAAATGGATTTAACTGGATTAAAGCTGGAGGCGTGATGGCTCACTTTGCAAAACTTGACGAAAACAACATGGTCACGCAAGTGGTGGTTGTGGATAACAAAGACACGGCAGACGCATCTGGCGTTGAGAAGGAGCATATTGGCGCAGCACATCTTGAAAAAATTCTTGGCGGCACTTGGAAGCAGACGAGCTACAACGGCAACATGCGCAAGAACTACGCGGGCATTGGCTATTCCTACATGCCGCCTCCAATAGACGGGTTTGTGCCGCCGCGACCCTTTGAAAGCTGGAATCTGGACCCCGACACTTGCCAGTGGGCGCCTCCTGTGGCGATGCCCGAAGGCATGCACGCCTGGGATGAGGACGCACAAACTTGGGTTGCTGTCGCGCAAAACGCTTAAAGGACGCAAGTTATGCCACAAAGCAGCGCCTCAGGCAAAGCCTATATTGCTGATCTGATTAAGCGCATCGCTCCGCAGCGCGTCTACGATGTCGGGGCCGGCGCGGGCCATTACGCACAGTACAAGCAAGCCGGCCAGCACTGGACTGCAATTGAGATCTGGCAGCCTAACATCGCGCAGTTCGCGCTGGAGCAAAAGTACGACGCAGTCGTCTGCGCCGATGCGCGAGCCTTTGCGTTCAAGCGCTGCGACCTCATCATCTTCGGCGACGTGCTGGAGCACATGCCCGCTGCAGATGCGCAAAACTTGCTCGCAACCGCGCGCGCGCTGAGCAAATACGTGATTGTGAGCATCCCCATCGGCCATTACCCGCAAGGACCCTACAACGGCAACCCTTCGGAGGAGCACATCACCGACAACTGGAGCGTCGAAACGTTTGTGGACGCTTTTGGAGCGCCTTGGCAGCAGCACCTCGAAAACGAGATCGGCGTCTTTGTGTACCGGCGCCTCAAAATTGCAGTCTACGCGATCAGCAAAAACGAAGGCAAGTTCGTGCGCCGCTTTGCGCAAAGCGCCGAGGACGCAGACCTTGTGTTGATCGCCGACACTGGATCCACCGACGACACGGTGGACCTTGCGCGGCAGTGCAGTGTGGACGTGGCCGAGATCAGCGTGCAGCCTTGGCGGTTTGACATGGCGCGCGACACCGCGATGTGTCTACTGCCCGCTGACGTCGATGTGTGCATTTCGTTGGATCTGGACGAGGTGCTTGAAGAGGGCTGGCGCGCAGAAATCGAACGCGTGTGGCAGCCCGAGACCACGCGGCTTGAGTACTTTTTCGATTGGGGCTGCGGCATCAAATTTCGCTACCAGAAAATCCACCGCCGGCACGGTTACCGCTGGCACCATCCGGTGCACGAGTACCCAAAGCCCGACGGTCGCATCGCGGAGGTTTATGCGCGCACCGAGAAGCTCTTGGTATCGCACCATCCCGACAGCGCAAAGTCGCGCGGGCAATACCTGCCGCTCTTGCGCATGGCCGTCAAAGAAGACCCGCAGTGCCCGCGCAATGCGTTCTATTTTGCGCGCGAGCTGACGTTTTACAACCTGCACGATGAGGCAATCGTCGCGCTCAAGAAGTATCTGGATATGCCAAACGCCGATTGGGACACCGAGCGCTGCTACGCCATGCGGCTGCTGGGCAAAACCTACGACGCACTCGGCAACGGCTACGAAGCGCTCAAGTGGCACCGGCGCGCCACAGCGGAAGCTCCAGGCACCCGCGAGCCGTGGGTTGACCTTGCGCAATCGTGCTACCTCAAGGCGATGTGGCCCGAGGTGTTGTTTGCGGCGCGCGCAGCGCTTGACATCCCGGATAAAACTTTAGTCTACACCTGCGATCCCGAATGCTGGGGATGGAAACCCTACGACCTAGCCGCGCTCGGAGCGCATAACACGGGTGATCATGCTGCGGCGCTTGAGTATGGCGAGCTTGCGCTTGCGCATGCGGTCCCCGAACAACGAGCGCGCCTTGAGGCCAATGTCCGTTGGTACGAGCGCGCGCTGCAACCAATGTTGCAAGAGGCCGCATAATGGATCTTGACGTCAAGCAGGCCCAACTCGAGGGCGACCTGAAAGCGCACGAGCGCGAGTGCGCGATGCGTTATGCGGGAATCGAAAAGTCTTTTGAGTCTGGCAGCAAACGCATGACGCGCATCGAGTATCTGCTCTACGCGACGATCCTTGCTGTCCTCTTCGGCCCAGGCGTCGCTGCGCAGTTTGTGAAAAAGTTTTTTGGACTTTAGTCGTGTTTGATCTGCTCGGGGGCGGCTTGTTGGGGTCGGTGTTCGGCGGCATTTTTCGGCTTGTGCCGGAAGTTCTGCGGATGCTGGACAAAGCCAATGAGCGCAAGCACGAGTTGTCGATGTTTCAGCTGCAAACCGATCTTGAAAAGATGCGCGGCGAATACCGCATGGAGGAAAAATATGTCGACTATTCTTCCCGTGCGGTCGACGCAATTTCCGAAGCGTTCCGGGAGCAGTCTGCTACCGCGCAGGCTGCCGGCAAATGGGTCGCCGCGTTCAGCGCAAGCGTTCGACCAGGTATTACGTGGAGCCTTTTTGGACTTTACGCGGCGGTCAAAGGGTGCGCCATTGCCCTAGCGTTTGACGCCAACGCCGACTGGCGTGACGTGCTGGTGGCAAACTGGTCGTCCGACGACTTTGGGATGCTGACGATGGTGCTGACGTTTTGGTTTGTCGGCCGCTCCATCGAAAAGTACAAGTGAGCGCCAAAGCGTTGTTGCTGGCGCAAGAAGCGCTGATTAAACCGTTCGAGGGGCTCGCGCGCAAGCTGCCCGACGGTCGCGTGCAAGCCTACCCTGATCCAGGATCGGGCGGCGCACCGTGGACCATCGGTTGGGGTGCCACAGGCCCAAGTATCGTGCAGGGCACAATCTGGTCACAGGCGCAGTGCGAGGATGCGCTCGCGCACCACATCGCATACTTTTGGGCAGGCCTGTGCAAGCTCTCGCCGTCGCTCGCGGCCGCGCACGACCGTCGCATCGCTGCCGTCGTGTCCTGGGCCTACAACTGTGGCCTTGGCAACTACCGCATCTCAACCTTCAAGCGCCGCATCGACGCAGGCGACTGGACAGAAGCTGCCGTCGAATGCCGAAAGTGGAACAAGGCGTCAGGCAGGGTTTTGCCGGGGCTCACGCGTCGTCGGGCGGCCGAGGCGGCGTTGTTGGGTTGAGCGCAAACCCCGCGCGCACCACTTGCCCGCAGGTGGGACAGACCAGTTGCGCGCGCTGGCGTTTGATCGCGCGACTTAAGCCGCCCGCATCAATGCCCACTTGACGCGCCGCAGCCCTTGGCGTCATGCCCTGCGCGACCAGCGCAAGCGCTTCTTGCGTGCGGCTTGCAACCATTGATCAATTAGTCTGCCATTTTGAGTGCCGTCGCCACGCCAACGGCGGTTCGCGCAGCACGGTCTGCGTTGATTTGCGCGATGATTTCTGGATGCGCGCGATCAAACGCCTCTAGGTCTTGTTCGTAGCCGCGAGCCTCTGTCCACTCTCGCGATCCAGGAAACGCATCCGCACGATCTTGGATACGTCCAACAAGTTCTTCTCTCTTCAACGCCGGCGTGACCGGCACCACGTTTGGGCGTTGCGACAGAATTTGCCCACGGCCAGCAGACTTGGTCGCTGCAACCATTTGCGCAAACAACCGTGGCGGGATCACTCCACCGATAGCCTGTTTGTTATTGATGATTGTTTCTATCGTTCCGTCAGGACGACGGATGGTGAGGGCTGCACCGTTGACCCATGTATCAGACATTGTTGGCTCCTCTGAAGTTTTGACGCAGCAAGTGCTGCAGTCGGAGGATGTTGACACGTTGATATCAACATGTCAACACCCCAAGGCAACCAACTGCCAAGCGGCTGTTCTAAGGCGACAGGTGGCAGCGCAGTTTTGAGGTTGGAACGGCGCTAAGGCCACACACAACCCGCCGCTAATCGTTGCAACGCGTAGAAAAGTGTGACCAA